GCAGCACAAGCTAGCCTAACCTGTACTATTGATGGTGCCATTAAATTAGACGGCGATGGCGTTGAAATTGAAAATGATTCAGATTCAGGAGCAACAGCTTTACTTATCGATAACGACGACACTAATCAAATTGCCTTGGATATTGAAGCTGCCAACATTGACGCAGATGTTGTTCGAATAACCGCCGCAGCATTGACAACTGGTAATGCTTTATTTATTGACCATGGTGATAGCGCAACGGATGCCCAAACAGTGGTTGGTATGCATTATGATTTTGATAAAGCTGGTGTGGCGGCGAACTCCGTAACTCAAAACTTCACTGGTTTTGATCTCGACCTAAACGATGGAGCCACCAACCATGCTGGCTCAACTGTCAACATGACTGGTTTGGACATCGATGTCGTGTCTGCCAATGCCCAAGGAACCTTAACCAACAAAGGTTTAAGTATAAATGTAACTGGCGCAGACACCAATATCGCGCTCGAAGTAGTTGCTGGTGCGATCAGTATGGCTGATTCACAACAATTAGTTTTTGGTACTGGCTTTGACTGTGCATTGTATTGGGATACCGATGTTCTGAATATTGACAATGATATTGAAATACAAGACGATAAAAAGATTTATTTTGGCAACGGCAAGGATGCATCTATCGCATATGATGAAAATAGCAGTGACCAATTGATCATCACTCAGCCGGCTGCTGGCATTGTTATTGCCGGCACAAATCCAAAGCTTGTCATTGGTGATGGCGGTGCTGAAGATACAGCGTTAGTATTTGATGGAAATGCTCAAGATTTCTATATGGGCATTGACGATACTGATGATAAACTACACATTGGTTTAGGAAGCGCAGTGGGGACTACTGCAAATATGGTGCTTAACTCTGCTGATCGAGATGTTACTTTTAAAGGTGACATCTCTGTTGAAGGCGGCGACATTAGCTTGCCCCTTGGTGCTTCTACAGTTGCACAAGCTGCACAATCGCCCGGGTCAAACGCCAATGGCATAACAATTACTGCCTCAAGCGTAACCGGCGGCTCAGGCGCCCCCAACATGAGTGGCGGTAATATAACTTTTGTCGGTGGCTTAGGAACAGGTACCGGTAACCCCGGAAAGATTATCTTTAAAACTGCAAATAAGACTGGAAGTGGAAACAGCGCTCAAGCTGCCCAAGTAGAAGTAATGGCTATAGATAAAGAGTCTGGACTGGTGGTCACCAACAATACTTCTAGTTCTGCATCAGAAGGCGCATCTCTTAGGTTGGTTTGTGATGACGGCGCTGCCATGGGTTCTGGTGACCGCCTTGGTGTTATTGAATTTGCCGGCGCAGAAAATAGCTCTAGCGCACTTGTAGTTGGAGCTAAAATCGAAGCTCTGTGTGATGCTGGGTGGGGTAGTAGCGAGAATGGCGCAGATTTGGTATTTTATACGACTGATGGCGATGCTGCTCAAGCCGAGAACATGAGAATATATTCTGATAGCACAAGTGGTGTTCAAATTAAAAATACGACTGCTTCTTCTGCATCAGAAGGCGGTAAGCTCAGACTCACATGTGATGATGGCTCTGCAATGGAGCAAAACCATCGCCTAGGGGTCATTGAGTTTGCCGGTAGGGATAACACCGGAGCCGGCGATATCGTAATTGGCGCTAGGATTGAAGCTGTTACGCAAGATGCTGCTTGGGATGATTCCAATAATGATGCTAAACTGTCATTTTATACTACAAACGGCACCACAGAGACTGAAGTGCTGAAGTTGAGTCATGACGGTCTTGCAACATTTTCTGGTGGTCTTGATATTGCAGGCGCAGTTGATATTGCAGGCGACTTAACTCTTTCTGCCGGCGCAGATGGGGCATTAAAATTTACAAATGCCGGCAAGAATTCTATTGAAATTCCCAACAGTCAAGCGAATGCTCTTGTAATTGAACAAGCTGACACTGCTTATATGTCTTTTGATACCACTGACTCGCTAGTTGTTGTTGCCAAAACGCTTGTAATAGAAGATGACGTTGCTATAGCTCTTGGTTCTGATGCAGAATCTACACTTAAGTATGAGGAGACTAGCTCAGATGAAGTGGCTTGGGCATTGCCAACACAAGGGCTTAGATATGGTACCGGGAAGCATATTCTCGCAACCACAGTTGATATACGCAAGGCGGATAGTGGAGATAACACAACTGCTCATGCAAATAAAATCTTAAAGATCCCAGCAAAATCTATTATAACAAGTGTTACCGCTATTCCAAGCACTGATAGCAACTTGGGTACACACCTTGTTAATCTTTGGATACACACAAACGATTCCTTGGCTCATGACGCTGATGTTTCCGGTGGAACTGAAATATTGGGAGCCGGCGTAGCTAATACAGACAGCACACAAGGCACAAGTGCTTCTGATATTAACATGAACGATACTAATGAAGTTTGGATCTGTAGAGATACCGTTAGAGTTCCTGCTGGTAATGATTATTATTTATATGTAGCCAACGCTGGAACAGGTAATGGCACTACCGATCCGACTGGCGGAACATTGTCTATATTTATTGAATATTATGGTATAGATTAATATATCATATGGCAACTAATTAAACTATGCCCCATAAGCCAAAAAGAAGAAAGCCGTTAATAACAACGGATCGCAGAGGAAACACGGTTATAAATTCCAGAACTGGACGTTATGTGTTTGAGGATGCTTTTGGTTCAAAAGCAATGGAGATCAAGACCAAGCCAAGCGAGGCTACCATTGCGACACCAAAAGCAAACAGTGCGATCAGATTCGCAGACGAAACAGATACAGAGCTTTTGGCTATTGCCGGCACAGGCGGCAGCACAGGCGATTCTAACGTTACTTCTGCTTTAACGATGCCCAAGCCTGTTTTGTTGGTTGGGGCTGATATAACGCTATATCCAGCGGATTCAGGCACCTTAGTGTACTTTAGTGGCAATGCCGCCACGGTTACTTTGCCTGACTCTGGGGATGCTGCAACGATTGGTACCGTATTTACGTTTTACAAGCTTGACGGAAATGCAAATGATAAAAAAATAAGACTAGCTGATACCACAAATGAAAAGTTTGTAGGAAAAACAACATTGATTCGCGCAGACTTAGAAAACGATACATTGTTGACCGGCAAAGTCATCTCTCTGTTAGGTTCAGAAACAAACATGCATACAATAACATGGAATAACACTACAACAGGTGTGGTAGGCTCTTTTATAACAATTTGTGCTGTAGGTACGGATCGATGGATTATCTTAGACGGCACTACTTATTGTACGGGTGGTTTGTCAACACCGTTCGGAACATAAAAAAAACAAAATATTTAGGAGTTAAAATGGCACTAGGAAGAAAGCACAAGGGAGGATCAAATGTATCCGTGCGACCTAGAAGAAATGAATCCCCAGAGAGGCTTATCAAAAGATTCACTAGAAAAGTTAAGAAATTAGGCTTAATTGAAGAAGTTAAGAGGCGAAGGCATTATAAAAAGCCTTCAGAAATTAGAAGACTAAAAGCTATCAAAAAGAAAAGAGATATTGCAAAAGAAAAAGCCAAAGCCCAGAAGCAAAATCGCTGAGGGGTTAAATCTGCTTTTTCTTGGTTTTGAAACTATTTAAACTTGATACATGTATTATATAAACTAGGAGTTTCGAGTATGTCATCGATGCTAAAGCAAGCAATTATAGACGCGACAGCGCTAAAGGAAGCGGCCCTTAAGAACGCAGAGCAGAGTATTCTAGAAAAATACTCCAAAGAAGTCAAAAAGGCTGTTTCTAACATTTTGGAACAAGAAGACCCGTTTGGTGGTATGGAAATGGGCGGCGAAGAAGCTGGCGGCGAAGATCCACTTGGTGGCGAAGCTGGAGCAGAAGACCCAATGGCCGCTCCCGAAGGAGAAGCCCCAGCCGAAGAGGAAGAAAACAAGTTTGAAGAAGACAATTTGATCACCCCGTCATATTTGGAAGGCGATGAAATCTCTTCTCGCGATGGCAACTTTACTTTCGATACACCAGACGAAGGCGACAATGTTAGCATTGACATCTCTCCTGAAGAAATAGCACAATTCCTATCAGATGCTGATCAAAATGATTTTGGCGACATTATGGACGACCGTTTTGAAGATTTTGAAGCAGATTTGGATGATGAAGAAATTGAAGTCGATCTTTCTGCCCTAGGTGGGTTGGTTGACGATGAAGTTGAAGACATGGGTCTTGGCGACGATGAAGTTGAGATCGATGATGAAGAACTGCAAATGATTGCAGAAGAGGTGATCGATCATACAGATGTTAAAGTGCAACCTCATGGAAATATGGGTGCCACCGATGGTCCAACCGATATAGATTTAGAATTTGCGATTGATATGGCATTAGCAAAAGCAATGTCAGATGAAGAAAAAGAAAAAAATGAAAAACTCGAAGACACAATCGAAGAATTGGAAGAGTCAAATCGTAAATTCAGATCAAACAATAAGATTTTAAGAGAAAATAACAACAAATTGAAAAATACTGTTTTGCAGATGAAAGATAAATTGGAAGAATCAATTGTCACAAACGCAAAACTACTATATTCTAACCGCGTATTAATAAGTGCCTCCTTGAATGAGCGACAAAAAAACAAACTTGTCGAAGCGCTGCAAAACGCACAAACTGTAGATGAAGCGAGAACTATTTATGAAACACTTCATGGTACAATTTCTACTAGAAATTCAAGCCAAACGAATGAATCGTTAAATGAAACGTTAGTCAGAAATAGAGGAAAGTCATCTATGCTACCTAGAAGCAAGTCAAATGAAGTTAAAGCTCAAGATAATGTCCTGAGCCGTATGCAGAGACTTGCTGGAATAAAATAAACATTATAAGGAGGTTATTAAAAATGTCTGTTTTAAATAAATTAACAGAAGGCATCGTTAATCGTGACCTTGCAAAACAAGGTGCTGCTTTACTTAATAAGTGGGAACGCACTGGGCTTTTGGAAGGACTCAATGATCGAAATCGTCAAAATATGGCTTGTCTTCTTGAAAACCAAGCTAAAGAACTACTTCGTGAGAGTTCTGCTATGGCTAATGGCGATGTTGAAGGTTTCGCCGCTGTAGCATTCCCAATCGTTCGCCGTGTATTCGGCTCTCTTGTGGCTAACGAACTTGTTAGTGTACAACCCATGAGTCTTCCTTCGGGACTTATCTTCTTCCTAGACTTTGTGTATTCGCCAAGACTTGGAGATGCTGCTGATCAGGTCACCGCTGATGGTGGTGACCGATTTGGTAATCTTTATGATAAATCAATTTATGGTACCAATCAAGTTGCTTCCGGAATTACAGGTGGTGTCGATGTTGTTGGTGCAACTTTAAAAGAAACAATTGGCATGCGCCAAGCTGTTGGGGGTGGATGGTCTTCTCCAACTGGTTCCGTATCTAATATCGCCTCAGCAGATTGTGATATCAAAGACCAATTCCTTCTCGGAAGTGCAACGGAAGCACAGAAAAAATTGATCAACTATGATCCTGATCTTCTAGCTCTCGGTGATACATATGAATGTTGTGTTTTAGATACTGATCATGACGACTTTGTTACCGCAAATGCTGATTTTGATAATCTAGCAGCTTTCAACATTGAGGGTGCCGAACTTGCAAAACTGGCTGATGAAGCTCCTGCTACCACTCGAATCGTCCGACGACTTACCCAAGTTGTTTCTGCAACTGAAGGTGCTGGTGGTGTAAAAGCTGTTCGTTTTGTTTTGGTTAACACTGCTGCGCTTATGGGAACAGTCTCGGATAAGACTAACTATGCTGCTTGGGACGTTGAAATTCCACTTAAAGATTCTCAAGCTCAAGGCCAAGCCGTTGGTTCTGTCCAATGGGATTCTGGCATGCCTTTTGAAGATAACGATAATATTCCAGAAATCGACATTAAGGTTGATTCAGTTGCGATCACAGCACAAACCAAAAAGCTTAAAGCTCGATGGACTCCTGAGCTTGGTCAAGACTTGAATGCTTATCACAATCTTGATGCTGAAGTGGAATTGACTTCTATTCTTTCTGAGCAAATTGCTCTTGAGATTGATCGTGAGATCCTTGCTGATCTTGTGAATGGTCAAACTGCTGGAAAATACTACTGGTCGCGTTCCCCCGGATTGTTTGTTAACAGAGAAACCGGTTTGGAATTGGGTGCAACTTCTGCTGCTCCTGACTTCACTGGAACTGTTAGTGAATGGTACGAGACTTTGATCGAAACCATTAATGACGTTTCTGCTCAAATCCATAGAAAGACCCTTCGCGGTGGTGCAAACTTTGTAGTTGTATCTCCAGAGACTGCCAATATTCTTGAGTTTACTTCTGGCTTCCGAGCGAAAGTTTCTCATGAAGATGCAAAAGGTCAGATTGGCGCTATTAACGTTGGTTCTATTTCTAAGAAATGGGATGTCTACGTAGACCCTTATTTCCCACGAAATGTTGTCCTTGTTGGTCGTAAAGGAAATTCTTTCCTTGAGTCTGGTTACGTATACGCACCTTATGTGCCTCTACAAACCACTCCTACGATCTTCGGTACTGAGGACTTCGTACCACGCAAAGGGGTCATGACCCGTTATGCGAAGAAAATGGTACGTCCCGATATGTACGGTTTGGTTATCATTCGCGGT